ATGTTTCAAGAACAGAAGCTGTCTCTGTGCCTGCACTATTTCGTTGCCGCAATTTATTGGCTGGCACTATTGGAGCAATCCCTTTAGAGCTTTACAGAAAATCTACTAATGAAGAAATCGGCTCACCTGCGTGGTTAGAGCAACCCTCATACTCACAGCCACGATCTGTAACAATCGCTTGGACTGTTGACTCATTATTGTTTTATGGACAAGCCTTCTGGAAAGTTGTAGAGGTTTATCAGGAAGATGGTCGCCCATCTCGCTTTGAGTGGATTGCTAATCATCGAGTAACTGCAACACTCGACAAAGATAATGTTTTTGTAAAATCTTATGCAGTCGATGGCACTACTTTGCCTATGGATGGTTTGGGATCGCTTGTCACATTCCAATCATTAAATGATGGAATCCTAAATACTGGAGTGCAAACAATTCGCGCTGCTATTGATGTTCAAAAGGCAGCAGCGATCGCAGCAGCAACACCAATGGCATCTGGTTACATTAAAAACACAGGCGCAGATTTAGATCCTAAAGAAGTTCAAGGATTGTTGGCCGCATGGAAAAATGCTCGCAACAATCGCTCTACTGCTTATTTAACAAGCACTCTTGAATACACACCAGTTTCATTTTCACCTAAAGACATGATGTACAACGAGGCAATTCAAAATCTAGCAACAGAAATTGCCCGTCTTTGTAATGTACCGGCCTATTATGTTTCAGCAGAAATGAATAATTCTATGACTTATTCAAATGTTCAAGATGAGCGCAAGCAATTTTTAAGTTTATCCTTACAGCCATTTATTACAGCAATTGAAGATCGCCTATCTATGGATGACATTACTGCTCGTGGGAATGTAGTGAAGTTTGACATCGATAAAAACTTCTTGCGTACTGATCCACTAGCAGAACTCGCAGTAATTGAAAAACTCTTAGCCCTTAACTTAGTAACCCAGGAACAGGCTATGGAAATGACTGATCTAACACCTAACGGAAGCAATGGTCTAGTATGAACCAAGTAATTACCTTCTCAGCTGATCTAACAGCAGACTCAGCCAATCGCACTATCTCAGGCAAGATCGTACCTCTCAACATTGAGGCAGGATCGACAAACATGGGTAAAGTAATCTTTGAATCTGGTTCAATCCAGATCGCAGATCCTAAGGCGATTAAACTTCTAAGCCAACATGACAATAAAAAGCCTTTGGGACGAATGATAAGTTTTAGTGAGACAGAAGATGCTATTTATGCAGTATTTTCGATCAGTCGCTCACAGCGCGGTACTGAGGCTCTAATCCTTGCAGAAGAAGGATTGCAATCAGGGTTAAGTATTGGCGCAGAAGTTTTAAAATCAAAAATCAAGGATGGCATTACTTATGTATCCATGGCGCGGCTCGCAGAAACGAGCCTTGTAACAGAGCCCGCATTTAAATCGGCTCAAGTCACTGACATTGCAGAAGAAGAATCTGCTGTAGAAGAAGAAACAATCCAACCAACAGAAAGCGAGACAGCCACCGTGGAAAACACCACTCCAGCAGTCGAAGCAACACCAGTTGAGGCTCCAGCGGTTGAAGCTGCTCGCCCAACTGTTTCAGCAGCATACTACGCAAAGCCACGCATTGAAGTTACAGCAGCAAAGTACGCTGAGAACTCAATCCGCGCAGCACTAGGTGATGAGGATGCTCGTCAATACCTATTAGCAGCAGCAGACACATCAGACAACGCAGGTCTTGTACCAACACGCCAGTTGTCAGAAATCATCAACCCACTCGGAACAACAATCCGTCCATCAATCGATGCAATCTCTCGTGGAGTGCTTCCAGATGCAGGTATGACTTTCGAAATCCCACGCATTACACAGATGCCAACAGTTGCTATCGAGCCAGAAGGCGATGCATTTAGCGACACAGATCAAAACTCAAACTTCTTATCTGTAACAGTACAGAAGTATGCAGGACAACAGACATTTTCTGTTGAATTGCTAGATCGTACATCTCCAGCATTTTTCGATGAGCTAGTACGCAACATGGCAGCAGCTTATGCAAAGGCAACAAACGCAGCAGTAAACGCAGCACTTATCTCAGGTGCAACAACAGATGCAACAACAACAGTTACATACCCAGATGCATCAGCTCTTCTAGGAATTGTTGCTCGCGGTTCAGCTTCTGTTTATGGAGCAACAGCCGGACTTGCAAATCCATTCGCTCGCAACATGGTCGTATCAACAGGACAATGGTCAAACATCATGTCACTTAACGATGCAGGCCGTCCAATCTACACAGCATCACAACCAATGAACGCAGGTGGAGCAGTTGCACCTACATCACTAACAGGCAATGTTGCAGGACTTAACCTGTATGTAGATCCAACAAACGGTGGCGATGGCGATGGAACAATCCTTATCGTTAACCCAGATGCATACACATGGTACGAGTCACCAACATACCGCCTCCGCGCAGAGTCAACAGCAAACGGATCAGTAACAGTCGGTTACTACGGATTCGGTGCTATTGCAACTAAGGTTGCAGCTGGCGCATTTAAGAACAACAAGGCGTAATAAACTCACTAAGTCGCTCTAGGGGTCAGTAGCCCTCTGACCCCTAGAGTCTTTAGAAAGGATTGCACATGGCACTAACCACAGTTAGCGAGTTACGCACTACGCTTGGCGTTGGCACCCTGTATCCAGATGCAACCCTTCAAGAAGTATGCGATGCAACAGATGTAGTCCTACTTCCAATGCTTTGGAATAACTACACATTTAATGTGGCACACAGCAATACAACAACAGAGGGCACACTATATTTTAATGAGCCAATTAAAGATGTTTTTTATGTAGGTCAGACTGTAGCAATAACTGGCAATGGCGCACCACATAACGGATCTAAAGCAATTACTGGAATGACTGATATATCCATCACTTACGCAGTAACAGGCACTCCAGCAGAAAAACCCAGACACAATGTCGCACCTTTTGGACAAGTTGGAGTCGTGCCGACAGTTGATTACTCTACTGACACAGCAGTACAAAACGCAGCTTTGATGATCGCTGTTGAAATCTGGCAAGCGAGAACCGCTACCCTTTCGGGTTCTAACGCCATTGACTTCCAGCCTTCCCCTTATCGAATGAGCGCTCAGCTTCTCGCTAAGGTGCGAGGATTGATCGCACACGCACTAGACCCTCGCTCGATGGTGGGATAATGCCAGTTGCAGTCACTACCCTTCGCACAACATTAGCTACAGCATTAGTCAATAACGCTAAGTGGCAGACTTTTGCCTTTCCACCGGCAACAGTCCTTGCTAACTCCGTGATCGTGTCTCCAGATGATCCTTATTTAACACCTAGCAATAATCAGCACATAACCATAAGCCCTATGGCTAACTTTAAGATTATTATTACAGTGCCTTTGTTTGATAATGAAGGCAACCTTAACGGTATAGAAGATGCAGTCTGTGGCGTGTTTGCTAAGCTCGCTGCATCATCTTTGACCTATAATGTAAGCGCAATAAGCGCACCTAGTATTCTCAACGCTGCTTCGGGTGACCTACTCAGCTGCGAGATGTCCGTATCAATCCTAACGAGCTGGAGCTAAAATGTCCGAGTGGGAAAAAGAAAACGAAGCCTTCCTGATCAAAATCGGGCAGGTAGCACCATCAGCACCAAAGCCAGTAACTACTAAGAAAGACGAGGAATAATCTCATGGCTGTATTTCTAAACAACAAGGTCGGCGTGAAGATTAACTCTGTTGATCTATCCGATTTGGTAACAGCAGTAACAATTAACCGTGTATTCGATGAATTAGAAGTAACTGCTATGGGTGACTCAGCACACAAGTTCGTAAAGGGCTTAGAGTCATCAACAGTAACTATCGACTTCCTAAACGACACAGCAGTCTCAAAGACTCTTGCAACACTACAAGCTGCATGGGGAACTACAGTCGTAGCTGTATTCCTACAGGAAAAGGGAACAGCGGTATCTGCTACAAACCCTCTTTACACAGTTTCAATTCTTGTCAATAACACAACAGACATCAACGGCGCTGTTGGCGACATTGGCACACAGAGCATTACATTTACATGTAACTCAACAGTTGCAGTAGCAACTACAGGCACATTCTAAACAACTAACAAAGGGGCAAACGATGGCAAAGCTAAAGGTTACAAGAACAGATGGATCAGTTGGTGAATACACCATCACTCCATTAGTGCAGTACGGTTTTGAGATTTGGGCTAAAAAGGGATTTCATAAATCTCTGATTGAAGATCAATCTCAGACTTCTATCTATTGGCTTGCTTGGGAATGCGTAAGACGGTCTGGTGAGACCGTTAAGCCTTTTGGGGAACAGTTTATTGAGACCTTAACTTCGGTTGAGGTATTAGAAGACGACCCTTTGGCTTAGGGCGCGACTCGATCACCTATCTGATTGCTAAGTTAAGCGTCAGACTCGGGATCGCGCCACAACAATTATTAGAGCTTGATGAAGTAATGCTAAGGAACTTAATCAAAGTTCTAGAAGATGAAGCAAAGGAGATTAGAGATGCCCGCAACAGTCAAAGGCGCCGTTAATCTTCGCAAGTCACTTCGTCAATTCACACCTGATCTGGCTAAAGGCATGCGCACAGAAATTGCTAGCGCATTAAAGCCAATCACTAAATCTGCTAAGGGTTACATCCCTGATCGCGGTCAAGTCCTAAGCGGATGGCTACCACGCCAGATGTCAGAGGCAAGGTTTCCAGCCTTTGATCCTAACTTTGTTAAGTCTGGAATTGGCTATAAAACATCGCCATCTAAACCTAATAGCAGAGGCTTTAGATCATTGGCTCGCGTGTTTAACGGTAACGCTGCTGGAGCCATTTACGAAACAATGGGGCGTAAGAATCCTGACAGTAAGTTTGTACAGAATCAAATGGGTAAATCAGGCGGTGCCATGCGTGGTCAAAACCAGATGAGAGGCCGTGCTTTGTTTCGTGCCTATGATGAGAATAATGGCAAAGCCAGAGTTGCAGTATTAGAAGCTATCCAAAACGCAGCTAAAAAACTTAACGCTCGATCTACGGTGAGAGGTTAATCATGGCAAATGTAGTCATTGACATTGCAACGGAATTTACTGGCAAAAAGGCATTTAAGCAGGCAGAAACTGCAACCGACAAACTAAGCAAGGGTGTCAAAAACCTTGCTAGAAATGTGGGGTTGGCTTTTGGTACTGCTGCTGTTGTCAATTATGCAAAGGCATCTGTCAGAGCTGCTGCCGATGACCAGAAGGCACAAACACAATTAGCCTTAGCCTTAAAGAATGTAGGACTACAGCGCGATGCTGCAAGCACAGAGGATTACATTTCTAGGCTTGAGACTGAGTTCGGTGTCCTTGATGATCTACTTCGCCCTGCTTATCAGAAATTAGCGGTAGCCACAAAGTCATCTGCTGAGAGCCAAAGACTTCTAAACCTTTCCTTAGACATCGCTGCCTCCACTGGCAAAGATGTTGGCTCAGTAACTACAGCCTTGAGTCGTGCCTATCTAGGCAATAACACAGCGCTTACTCGCTTAGGTGTAGGACTTACAAAGGCTGATCTTAAAACTAAATCTTTTCAAGAAATCACAACACAGTTAGCAGACACATTCTCTGGATCTGCATCTGCTGCTGCTAAGACTTTCTCAGGCCAATTAGCCATCCTTTCAGTAGGTGCAGCTAATGCCTCAGAAATTATCGGCACAGGCCTTATTGATGCCCTTACCGAATTAGGGGAGAATACTTCTGCTGCTGATCTAGCCAATAACATGAAATTAACTGCAACTTACATTGCAGATGTTATTCGTGGCGTAGGAACCCTTGGTGGCAAACTCAATGACATTCCTATTATTGGTGACCTCAATGTTGGCATGATTCCTATTCTTGGATCTTATCTTGAGTTGCTTCGTGAGGCTGGCAAAGTTACAACTCCACGCAACCCTAATGAACACATGGCTAGAGCGCCACAACTTAAAGAAGAACGCGCTGCCATTGCTTTGAACAAGACAAGCAACAAGTTAAAGAAGATCGACAATGATGCAACCACTCGCAAGATTGTCCTTACAGGCGATCAGTTAGCCCTTGCCGAGCTTGAGAAGAAGTTTGATGTAGATCGCATCGGCCTTTATGCAGCTCTCAACCAATCAACCGAGGGCGAAACAAAGATGCGCCTTCTATCCTTAATTGCTATTCAGGATCAAAATTCTGCTCTAGCAGGAATGATTAAGAAGGCTAACGAGGCCGAGAACGCCTTTGCAACCCTTATCGAAGCACTCCGAGCAACTATTAGATCAATGCTAGACAGCATCAAGCCACAGGTGCAGCAACTTCAACAGATGATTCAACCTCAATCTGGATTTGGATCTGGTGCTAATACACCAATTGAAGTACAAAGAGAAGTTATACGCGAGAAGCTAGATTTGGCCATGCCTGACATAAGAGCCTTACAGGATCGCTTGGCAATGGCTAATGTGCCGGGCTACTCTCGCACTAGCTTTGAGACTCCAAATGTGACTGTAAATGTCACGGGATCGGTTACAACAGAGCGCGATTTAGTCGCAGCTATTACACAAGGACTTTACGCACAGCAGGCTTCTGGTACTCCAGTTAATTACAGTACGGCGTACTAATGGCACTACCAGCAACCCCTATTGTAAAGATCAACTTAACTGGTGGAGCCTCATTTGGAGAGCCTTTCGTATTAGGAACATCTCGTCTAGGCTTTGCTGAGTTTGCTTCAGGTTCGACTGTCATTGTGGATGTGTCTGCCCAAGTTTCCAAGATAGATACTCGCAAAGAGCGCAACCTATTTCAGGATAAGTATCTTTCTGGCACAGCCACAGTTCGCATCATTGATGAAAATGGTGACTGGAACCCTCAGAATACTTCAAGCCCTTATTACCCTAATCTTGTGCCTCTACGCTCTATTCAGATTTCAGCCAATTACTCATCTACAAACTATCCGATCTTCAAGGGTTACATTACTGAGTATCTCTACACCTACCCTAAAGATCAGGAAATCGGCTATGTCGATCTCATTTGTTCAGATGGATTTAAGCTGCTGTTTAACTCCAATGTAACTACTGTTACAGGCCAAGCTGCTGGCCAAGATACTGGCACACGCATTGACAAGATCCTTAACACTATTGGCTGGCCTGCTAGCCAGAGATCAATCCAGACCGGCAATACAACATGCGTGGCTGACCCTGCAACCGTGCGTACGGGCCTTACTGCCATCCAGACAGCCGAGTTCACAGAGCAGGGCGCTTTCTATGTGGACAAGGCTGGAAACGCAATCTTTAAGAATCGTCAGTTTGTTTATGATGCTCAGGCCGTCTCACCTACAAAATTCTCTAATGCCACAGGATCAACAGACATTAACTACGCAGGCATCGTCTTTGCCCATGATGACAAGACGATCGTCAATCAAGCTACAGTCACACGCATAGGCGGCACAGCTCAGACTTTCTCAGATGCTACTTCTGTGGCGCAATACTTCTTGCACTCAGTTACAGCCGACCAGATGCTTATGCAAACAGATGCCAATGCCCTTGCCTTAGCAACTGCCTATGTCACGACCCGTAAGGACACCACGATACGAATCGAATCCATTAGCCTCGATTTGGTAACTCTGGGCTATGGAGCGGGAATCGTTGCAGCTTTGGATCTTGATTACTTCGACACTATGGAGATTACAAATGTCAATGTGTCAGGCACAACGATTGTAAAGAAGCTCCAATGTCAGGGGATTAGCCACAGCATTACCCCTAACACTTGGGTTACAGTTTTGACCACGCAAGAGCCATTACTCGATGTGATGTACTAGAATAGGACTATGGAGAAACAATCATGGCAGTAGGATTACCACTTAAAACGACATACGCTAATGGCGATGTCTTTTCAGCCTCGGACATTAACGATACTAATGGCACAATTAACATTACTGCTCCGCCTTTTGCTGCTGGCAAGAACAAGATCATCAATGGTGATTTCTATGTAAATCAAAGAAACTTTACAAGCACCACAACTCCAACAACTTTTGGCCATGATAGATGGCGTTTGCGTTCTGCCGGTGGGACTGCCACTTATTCCACTCAGGCATTTACGGCTGGAACGGCGCCAGTGGCAGGTTATGAAGGTACAAATTTTGCGCGGTTAGTTACTAGCGGTCAATCTGGAACAAATGATTATGCTTCAATCGAACAACCTATTGAAGATGTTAGAACTTTTGCAGGGCAAACCGTGACTGTTTCTTTTTGGGCTAAAGCATCCACAGGCACACCCAATGTTGGATTGACAATGCAACAGTATTTTGGCTCTGGTGGAAGCGCGGTTACTTATACTTCACCAGCAGTTAAAGCAATTACAGCTTCTTGGGCGCGTTACTCATTCAATGTAACTATTCCATCCGTTTCTGGGAAAACAATTACAACTTCTAGCAGTTTATCCTTATGGTTAGAAACTAGCGTGGGAACTGCTATCTCGGCTGCTGGCTTTGCTGCGGTTGGAATACAAAATGTAACTATTGACATCTGGGGAGTACAAGTTGAAGCAGGATCTACAGCGACAGATTTTCAAACAGCAAGCGGTTCAATCGGTGGAGAATACGATTTATGCCAAAGATACTTTATTAAATACAATCTTGATTTTGTAGGACTTTCTTACAATGTATTTCTTGCAACTGCTGGTGCTTATTTCCCTACTGAAATGAGAATTGCACCTACTATTTCAAATGGTAGTTTCTCTGCAAGTTCGGGAAGCAATGGAACCTTTGCAGCGGCGAGCATAACTCCAAAGGCAGCACAACTTTTTAATTCGGCAAGTAACTGGACCACAGGCGTAAGCATAAGGGTGACAATGGACATGAGCGCAGAACTATGACATACACATACGAAATAATTGATTTTCAAGGTATTCAAGTATTGAAGCGAATTGATGATAAAGGCTCAGAGGCTTTCATTCCAATGGTAGAAGGCAACTCTGACTATCAGTTGTATCTGGAATCATTAGAAGATGAAGCCTAAACTTAGCCGAGCAGCAATACAGCTTCGTGAGCAGTTCGATGATGCCTACCCAGATCGTGACCGCACATCGGATGGTTGGATCGGTGATACCAGACATGGTGCTCGTAAGTCTGATCATAATCCAGATGAGCAAGGCTGGGTACGCGCCATTGACATCGATCGTGACTTATCCGGAAAGGCCAAGCCCGACCTCATGCCCGACCTTGTTGATCAAATTCGTGCAGCCTGTAAAAAAGGGTCTGAGAAGCGTGTCGCTTACATTATTTTTAACGGGTCAATCTGCTCCCCTATTCTTAGGTGGAAGTGGCGCAAGTACACAGGGGCTAACAAACATGTTCACCATGTGCATTTCAGCTTTAAAAAAGAAGCTGACTTACTGGGTGAATTTTATCAAATACCTATGTTAGGCGGAAAACTATGAATCTAAAGAATCCAGCAATCCTTGCAGCAGGAGCATTTCTAGCAGCTTGGTCAGCAACCAATTTCGATTTAGACTACAGGGCAATTCTATGGTCGGTACTATCAGGCGTATTTGGTTATGCAACACCTAAAAGATAATGACTGCGCAGGACATGGCGGCTCTTGCTGTTGCTGCTACGACCGTTATTGGTTCATTTATTGGCTCAGTGCGTTGGTTAGTAAAGCACTACCTAAGCGAACTCAAAAATAATGGTGGAAGTTCGATGCGCGACCAGATTAACTTACTTGAAGCGCGTGTCGAAACCATCTTACGCATACTAGAGAAGTGACAATTATCTTATGGCAAGGAAAGCAACTAACAAGTTCGTAGATGAGGGGTATTCCCCACTCGATGCTTATTGCATTGGGTTGCACGAATTCTACAAATCCTTAAAGAAGGCTGGTTTTCCAGAGTCTATTGCTCTGTTTATGATTACAGAGCCTCAGAGTTATCCAGCATGGATCTTGCCATCTCCAGTCGAACCAGAAAGGTTTGGCGATTACGAAGATGAGGATGAAGATTAAGCGAATAGTTATTTTGTCTGATCTTCAAGTACCTTTTGAGGATGTTCATGTAACACGCAACATTGCCAAGTTTTTACAAACCTTTAAGCCAGATCAAACCGTCACTATTGGCGATGAGATAGATTTTCAGACAATAAGCAAGTGGTCAGATGGCACACCTCTAGCCTATGAGCAGACTCTAGGCGATGATCGTGATCGCTGTGTCGAGCTTCTTTGGGAGCTGGGTGTAAGCGATTGTATAAGATCAAATCATACGGATCGAATTTACAACATCATCATGAAGAAGATCCCATCATTCCTATCCTTGCCAGAGCTGCGCTTTGAGAAGTTTATGAAGTTTGATGAGCTTGGGATTACCTTTCATAAGAAACCTATGGTGCTTGCACCTAACTGGGTTGCAGTGCATGGCGACCATACCCCTATCAAATCACAGGGCGGTCTAAGCGCAATGGAAGCGGCTAGGCGTACCGGCACTAACATTATTTCTGGCCATACCCATAGGGCAGGCCGCACATCCTTCTCAGAAGCCATAGGAGGACGTTTGGGGCGTGTTCTCCATGGGGTTGAGGTAGGAAACCTAATGGACTTCAAACAGGCCGCATACACCAAGGGAACGGCTAATTGGCAACAGGCTTTTGCCATCATGTATGTGCATGGCAAGAATGTCCAAGTCGATCTAATCTACATTGAGAAGAATGGCACATTTATAGTAAATGGCAAGGTCTATGGACGACCTCGTTAGAGATATCTTTCCAATTAGGCGCACATTGGATGATGGGGTCGATGAGGCAGAAGCTTCTCCATTCCGACACGCCCAATCAAAGACATTTAGATAATTCTATGCAACACTAAACCTGCAACTAACCGAAGGTGTTAGTTCGATAGGGAGCAACAAATGA